AATTAAAAGATGAACTTTCTATGATTCAAATGTCACAAACAAATAGTGGTCGTGATCGCTGGGACACACCTGAGTTTGTGGTTGGTACTGGAAAGAAGAGTAAGATGAGAAAAGATAGATATTCTGCGCTACTAATGGCTAATATGGCCGCTAGACTAATACAAAGAACCCCAAACGAAGAAATATACAATTTCTATGGCGGTTTTGCTACCGGTGGTCATTATAAAAAGAGCGCAGAAGAACGTATGTACACCGGACCAAGCTGGTTTACTGATAGCATGAAAGATGTGTATTAAACTATAGCAATTCAATTACAATCCCATTGAGGTCAAAATGAATAACGAAAATATGATCAGCTGGTCTGACGATAACCCACAAAGCAAAACAGATGCCCTGCTACAATTTTCTGAAAATGTAAACGATTACAGCGGTTTATCTAAGACTCAAGGCAGTACCTATAGGCACTTTATAGATATTGAGCCTAATAGATCTGTCAGACCTCAGTTTACATCTAATGATTACTATGCATTCAGACCGCACGAAGCCGTTCCTAGTCAACAAAGACGCGCCATTAAGATGTGCATGGATGCGTATGATAAAGTCGGTATCATTAGAAATGTAATTGATCTTATGGGTGATTTTGGATGTCAGGGTATTCAAATAGTTCACCAAAACAAGAGCGTTGAACAGTTTTACCAACAATGGTTCAGAAGCATAAACGGTAAGGAACGCTCTGAGAGATTTCTAAATAATCTATATAGAACCGGAAATGTGATTATGTATAGGAGTTATGCTAAAGTCACACCCAAGCTCAATAAGTATATGAAATCGCTCGCTAATGATATAAAAGTTGAAGTTCCAAACATGAGCGCAAATGTAATACCTTGGAGATACAACTTCTTTAACCCATTAACAGTAAAGATGAAAGATGGTCAATTTTCTATTTTTATGGGTACACCAGCTTATGCTATTAATCTAGGATCATTCTTCGATAGATTCACGGATGGCGACGTTCCTATCAATGTTATCAATAGCCTTCCAGATAATGTAAAACAGGCTCTAAAAAGTGGTCAAAAAGAGGTTCCTCTTGATGTAGATAGATTGAGCGTTTTTCATTACAAGAAAGATGATTGGCAGCAGTGGGCCAATCCTATGATTTACGCAATTCTTGACGATATAATCATGCTTGAAAAGATGAGGTTAGCAGACTTATCAGCTTTAGATGGAGCTATATCAAACATCAGACTTTGGACTCTTGGAAGTTTAGAACACAAGATTTTACCCAATAAGGGCGCTATCAATAAACTAAGAGATATATTAGCTAGTAATGTTGGCGGTGGTACAATGGAATTAGTATGGGGTCCAGAGCTTACATTTAAAGAATCAAATAGCGAAGTTTATAAATTCCTTGGATCAGAAAAATATACAGCGGTTTTAAACAGTATTTACGCCGGATTAGGTGTTCCTCCAACTCTAACGGGTATGGCTACTAATGGCGGTGGATTTACAAATAATTTCATCTCCCTAAAGACATTAACTGAAAGACTACAGTATGGCAGAGATCAATTAGTTAGATTTTGGGAAAAAGAATTAGAGATCGTTAGACAAGCGATGGGATTTAGATATAAGGCGCATATACAGTTTGATCAGATGAGTTTATCAGACGAGGCCGCAGAAAAGAATCTATTAATTCAGCTTGCCGATAGAGACATTATTAGTCAAGAAACACTTCTACAAAGATTCAAAGAAATCCCGCAGATTGAAAAAATTAGACTACAAAGAGAAGTCTCAGACAGAGAAGATGATAAAAATCCAAATAAAGCTGGACCGTATCATACTCCCCAGCACAAAGAAAATCTTGAAAAGATTGGTTTGCAAAGTGGCAAATTATTACCACAAGATGTTGGGTTAAAAACTAGTGTTCCAAAAGACTTATTATTACAACCAAAGTCACCTTCTCCATTTGGTGGTGGCGCCCCATCTCCTAAACCATCCAATCCTAATGGTAGACCCCAAAATTCTACTGATAACGGTCCAAGAAAACAAAGAGTTGCCAAACCAAGGTCACAGCCGGGAGTGGCAGAACTAGTGGTATGGACCGAAGATTCTTGGAACACAATATCATCAATTTTAAACGATGCATATTTGAGTGATAAAAATAAGAAAAATCTAAGACAGTTAACAAAGGCTGAAGCGTTTGAATTAGAAACTTTAAAGCTTGATGTTTTGACAAATTTAAATACATTTTCAAATGTAAATAAATCTACAATTAAGGACATATTAATAGCAAATAAAAGTATTCCAAAAGATTTCAGAGATGAACTAAACTCTCGCGGCATCACTTTGGATAATATGAGTTTAGAAAAATATAGAAAAAATGCTATAGGTTTGTTTATTGAGAGAAATGCCTTGTTTGAGTAATCTACCGTTTTTGTGTATATTATCTTTGAGGCAATCATTAAAATATGAAAGTATATCAACAAGAAATCTTAGACGGTTTATCCGAACAGGTTAAAGCGCAAGCAAGTATTGCTTACTGCGCACCCGCTGTTATTGTTAATGAGGTAGACCTAGATAACACTTGGAATATCTCTCGACAAAATATTGAAAAAATCAAAGCATCAAGCAATCCCAATCAAATAGACCTATACTATCTAAAGTCTATATTGGTTTCAACTGGTTGGAATAAGAACGATGATGTCTTTGACCCCAATCAAACTTGGGCCGCTAAAAATACACCAGAAGACAAACAATTCAACTTCATGCATAATGAAAACGATATAATTGGTCATATAACAGGAAGCTATATCATAGACAGAAACGGTAATAAGATTTTATCAGAAGAAACAGATAATGTCCCGGAAGAGTTTGATATAGTAACAGAAGCTGTATTATACAACAGCTGGACCAATCCAGAGAACAGAGAAAGGATGAAAAAAATAATATCAGAGATTCAAGAAGGCAAATGGTTCGTTTCTATGGAATGTCTATTTGCTGGATTCGATTACTCTGTTATTGACAAGGAAGGAAAAGTTAAAACAGTAGCTCGTAGTGAAGAGTCAGCGTTTTTAACTAAGCACTTGAAGGCGTATGGTGGAACAGGAGAGTACGAAGGCTATAGAATTGGTAGATCATTAAGAGACATTTCTTTTTCTGGTAAAGGTCTTGTATCTAAGCCAGCTAATCCTAGAAGTGTTATTCTTGATTCTAGCAAAGCTTTCTCTGTGACATTCGATACTAATAATTCCAACGTTTCTAAAGGAGATATTAATATGTCAGATAACAACCTAGAGAAGCAGCTAGCTGATCTACAAACTGAGTTAGCTTCTTCGAAAGAAGAGACACAGACCGCGAAGGCCGAAGTAGAAACTGTAAACACAGAGTTTGCAGAAAAAGTTTCGGTCCTAGAAAATACTATTGCTGAAAAAGATTTAGCTTTACAAAGTTCTGCTGAGAGAATCGCTTCGTTAGAAGCTGCTATCTTGGAAAAAGAGCAAAAGCTAAATGAACTTTCAGCATCTATGCACGAAATGCACAAGAAAGAAAAGGACCGTATGCGTAAGGAAAAGCTAGTCAAGGCTGGCTTTGAAGATGCAGAGGCCGAAGAGTCTGTAAACCTTTATGATGCTCTTAGCGACGAAGCTTTTGAAGCAGTTGTCGCCGCTATGAAAAAGAAGTGGGGCATGATGAAGGACAAGATGAAAGAAGAGAAGAAGGAAATGGCTTCAGAAGCAACTGTTGCTACAGAAACAACAGAAGCTAAAGAAGAAGTTACCGAAGAACTTTTCGAAGAAGTAAAAACAACAGAAGCCACGCTTGTAGACGCTTCTGATGTAGAAGATGAATTAGCTGCTACAAGAGCTAGTGTAGCCCAGTGGCTTGAACAAAACGTTTTAAATAAGTGATAAAGGAGAAAAACTATGGCCCTAAAATCAGATAGATACGAGCTTCAAACTGATATCAGTTTCTTTTACAACGAAGGTACTGCTACTCGCGGTGGTGTAGTTGTATACGACACAGCCGGTTCCGGCGCTGCTATGGATCAAGGTGTCAATCTCGTTAAGTATGCCACAACTGGTATTCCAGTTGGCGTTCTTCTAAACGATGTTGTCAACAAGGATCTAACTAGAACTCATCTTAATCAACATAAGGATGAAGTTCAGAAGGGTGGCAAAGTTACCGTTCTTCGTAAGGGTTATGTTGTTACAAACAATGTAACTGGTAGCCCATCGGCTGGTGCTACAGCTTATCGCTGCACACTAAACGCTGGTAATTTCAGTGCTGTTGCTAGCGGCAACCCAGTTGGCGCTTTCGTTAGCACAAAAGACGAAGATGGTTATGCAAAAGTAGAAGTAAACCTTCCCTGACTAATATAAATAAGGAGAATAAAACATGCCAATTAATCAAAGACCTAGTGATGAGTTTATCGCTCTCCTACGCAAGTCGGGGGATGCTGATATCAATGTAGCCTCTGCTGCTCAAAGAGAGTTCGCAAAGGCTCTAGAGCTTCCCTTACGTAAGGGCGTTCTAGTCGGTAATATCCTCGGTAATATTTTCGAAACAATTGCCGTGGAACCCGGTTCGACAACTGAGTATCCTCTTGACCTAATCTCCCCCGGCCTAGAAGGTGAGCATGTTGCTTACACCAATCCCGGCCACGGTAGAATTCCAGAGCGTTCAGTTGAAGGCGATTATGTGATGATCCCAACATATAGCATCACATCTTCGGTTGACTATCTACTTCGCTATGCTCGCGAAGCCAGATGGGATATCGTTGGTCGCGCTATGCAGGTTATGGAAGCTGGTTTCGTAAAGAAGATGAACGACGATGGCTGGCACACAATTCTTGCTGCCGGTGTTGATCGTAATATCTTAGTTTATGACGCCGACGCCACAGCCGGTTTATTCAGCAAGAGATTAGTTTCTCTAATGCAGACAGTTATGCGTCGTAACAGCGGTGGCAATAGTGCCTCTGTTGGTCGCGGTCGCTTAACTGACATGTACGTTAGCCCAGAAGCCCTAGAGGATATCCGTAATTGGGGCTTAGATCAAGTTGACGAAGTTACT